AATTCTATTTTACAAATGGCTAAATCTGTTGATAGCGTAATTAAATTATCAGATCCAGTAAATGAAGTTATAGAAACAAAAAATCGTGACAATGGTCTGATAATAAAAAAAATACGAGTTCCTTTAGGAGTTTTAGCAGTAATTTTTGAAAGCAGACCGAATGTGGTTGTAGAAATTGCTTCTTTGGCGATAAAATCTGGAAACTCCTTGATTTTGAGAGGAGGAAAAGATTCATATAATACAAACAAATTTCTTTTTAACATTATTCAAAAAGCTTTATTGGATACCAATTTTCCTAAACATTCTATGTATTTTGTTGAATCAACAGATAGAAAAATGGAAAGTTATCAACACAACCAAAGAATTCATTAGAGAACTGAAGGGATTATAAGATGGAATTCGTAAATGAAATAAACGAGAAAGAGAAAAAGAAACAGAAGCCGAGAGGACCTGTGAGTTCTCTTGAAATAGGATTCGTCAGATACAAAAATGGCGATGTTAGTTTCGAGTTAAAGGACGTTAAAGTCCAAGATGTCGATACTCTCCGTGATTTCTTTTGGGAGTTAGTAGACGAACTGGAGAAAAATAAGTGATATTAGTTGACTTCAATCAAGTTATGATTGGCTCCTTGATGATGAACGCCAAGACTCAAGGTGATATTTCTGAGGACTTGCTCAGACATATGATGCTGAATTCGTTACGTATGTACCGTAAACAGTTTCATAAGACATATGGCGAAATGGTAATATGCAACGACAGTAGACACTACTGGCGAAAAGACATTTACAAATATTACAAAGCGGGACGCAAAGAGGGCCGAGACAAATCCCCATTCGATTGGGAAATGATATTTGGTATCTTTGATAAAATCAAAGAAGAGTTACGAAGTAATTTCCCATATAAATTTCTCGAAGTGATGGGAGCAGAAGCCGATGATATTATTGGTGTGATATGTAAGTATCACCACGCAGAAGAAAATATGCTTATCTTGTCGAGCGACAAAGATTTTATCCAACTTCATAAGTATAAAGGAGTCAGACAGTATTCACCGATGCAGAAGAAATTTCTCAAACACGTATCGCCCAAAGCGTATTTAAAAGAACACACTATTCGTGGCGATAGAGGTGATGGTATACCGAACTTCTTATCACAAGATAATTGTTTTGTTGAGGGTGTTAGACAAACTCCCATATCGAAAAAGAAAGTCGAAGTCTGGTTGACTCAACTACCAGAAGATATAGTTGGAAACAACTCTGATATGGCCGAAAGATGGGAACGTAATGATAAGTTAGTTAATTTAGACCGAATTCCACAGTTACTTGTAAACGATATTCAAAACGCTTTCAAGAAAGAGCCGAGAGGCGCCCGTAAGAAGTTATATGACTATTTCGTGATGAATAAGTTATCTAGATTGACCGATGTGATTGGAGATTTTTAAAATGAAAACGATTGAGAACAAAGAAGATATTCCTGCTTTGAAAGAAGCCCAAGCATATGTAGAAGGATATGTTGAAAAACTAGAACTTCCAAACGGAGATGTTCTACTCTTCAATGAGGAAGGGAGAATGAAAGGATTAGACATAAACATAGAAGCAACACGATTAGTTAATTCTTTCGATACCGTTTATCCAACAACGATTCTTGGTAATGTAATTCACTTACCAAAATCCCTCAAACAAAGAAAGTGGTAGATATGACTGACACGCCCAAGACTTTTGTATTCGTTACGGACGATAAAGAACAAATTGAGATAGTAGCGATGGACTTTAAAGATGCCTGTAAGACATTTTCACAAACAGGCGTTTCAATAAAGAATCTTCTAGCAGTAGAAGAGCATTCGGAACCAGATGAATACGACACAATACACTAGGAAAAGATGACAACGGATGAAGAGGTACAAGGCTTTATTGATTATTTTGGGGACCAAATCCCCAACCCAGACCATTATCCACGTAGAGTTAAATGGTTAATGAAATGGTACAAACATATTATTTTACCGAGACAGGAACGAGAGAGGTTAGAGAATGAAAGTAAGCGACATATTAAAGGCACTTGAATCTGATAATTCAAGATTGGCTAAAGAGGCCATTCTTGAAGAGAATAAGGATAATGAGACCCTTAAACGAGTATTAAGGGCCGCATTAGACCCATATACACAGTATCATCAGAGGAAAATTCCAGAATATGACCGCAACTCTATAACAAGAGCAACGATGGACCTCGACTGGGCCCTAGACCAATTATTCATTTTAACTAGCAGAGAGAAAACCGGCAACGAAGCCATTAACTATTTAAGCAATCTTCTGGGCAGAATAGAAGAAGATGATGCAATGGTCATTAAACGTGTGGTGACGAAGGACCTGAAGTGTGGAGTACAGATTGCGACAGTCAATAAGATATTTGGCAAGAAGTTTATAGAGACATATCCGTGTATGTTGGCAAGTGCTTTCAATCAAAAGTCTTTTGAGAACATCAAATATCCCGCTCTGATACAGACGAAAATGGATGGTATGAGAGCAAATGTTATCATCGATAAAGAGGGCGGAGTAGATGTGCGTTCACGTAACGGTAAACAGATTTCTCTTGATGGACATTTCGATGCGTTTGTGATGCAGATATTTTACAAATCATCCACTTTGGAAGACTTATCTCATTTTCACGGAGCCGTTCTCGATGGAGAATTAATTGTTCTTGATGAGAATGAAGAAAAGATATTAGACAGAAAGACTGGTAATGGAATCCTAAATAAAGCAGTAAAGGGAACAATTTCAAAAGAAGAGACAAAGCGAGTAAGATTGTGGTGTTGGGATATGATACCCCTAGAAGATTTCAAAAAAGGATTTTGTGCTATACCATATTATGACAGACTAGACGTTCTGAAAGAAAGAATGGATGCCGTATATAATGCTCAAGATAAGCATCTAGTTATGATTCTTCCAGCGGCACCTGTAGATAATTATGAACAATGTGAAGCCGTATTTCAAGAAGCATTAGCAGATGGCGAAGAAGGAGTTATTGTTAAGAATGGAGATTCCCCTTGGGAAAATAAGCGTTCTAAATATCAAGTCAAAATGAAAGCAGAATTAGAAGCAGACCTTTTAGTAGAAGGAGTCACAAACGGTACAGGCAAAAATGACGGTTTAATAGGCGCCCTTGAGTGTACATCGAAAGATGGAACTCTTAAAGTCAGAGTTGGTTCTGGTCTCACCGATGAAGATAGAAAAAGAGACCCAGACGAGTTTATCGGGAAAATAGTTTCCGTTAAGTACAATGAGAAGATTCAAGACAAAAATAGTTCAGTTTCGAGATTGTTTTTGCCAATCTTCCAAGAACTTAGATTAGACAAATCTGAGGCAGATAATTTATAGAAAGCAGGAGTGATGGAAGTTATCGTACGGAATAACAATGTCGGGAAAGCGTACAGAATCTTAAAAAAGAAACTTATGAAGGACGGACTATTTAGAGACTTGAGGTTAAAAAAATACTATGAAAAACCAAGTGCAAGACGCCGAAGAGAAAAGAAAGAATCCATCAACCGTGTCGCTAAAGTCAAAAGACTTAAAGCCCAGAAAGAAGGCTACTAAAATGACAAAAGACATATATGCCGTAAAATACGTAACAAGTGATAAAGTTATCGCTAAGGGCTTTGAGAAAAAGCAAGATGCCAAAGCCAAACGAAATGAACTCTGTAAAGGGGCTCACGATAAGTGGGCAAAGAAGGTGAAAGAGAACAAAGACGAGAAAAAACAAATAAATAAACCATTCCCATACATTGTAGTAAAAGGAAAGGAGCATCCGCTCTATCGTGCCTAAAATGAAATTGAACCCGTGGAAGATGGAATTATATGAAGAAAAGGACTGCCCAGATTGTGAATCAGAGAAGGGCAAGTGGGGTATAGTGGATTCCATCAAAGACATAAATAAAGCAGATACCAAGGAACTTCAGAAGAGTCGCCTCGCTATCTGTAAGGATTGTGAACACAGCAAAGACTTATACAGTCGAGGCTGGATTAATTATTGTGACATTTGCGGTTGTATGCTTAAAATGAAAACGAGACTAAAGAAGTCTAAATGCCCAATAGGAAAATGGTAATATGGACTATCAATCAGCAGGTGTAGATTTACAAGACCAGAATATGTTCAACGCCAAACTCGCGGCGAAGATGCCGTGGATTGGTGGCTATGCTGGAGCATACGATATCGGAGACGATTATATTGTATCAGCAACAGATGGCATCGGAACAAAAATAAAATTATATACTCAGAATAGAGATAGTCCTGATGCTCAGATTAAGAATCTTGGGCACGACCTTGTGTCGGCAGTGATGAATGATATTGTTTGCACTGGCGCAAGACCATTGTTTATGAATGATTATCTTTCAGTACACGATTTAAAATCAGGAGACGAGTATCTAGAATTGTTTGATGGTATTAAAGAAGCCCTCTTACAGTGCGGCCCCAATGTGCCATTAATCGGTGGCGAGACTGCTATACTACCTGGTGACCACAAGAAGGGCGAATTCAATCTTGCTGGCTTTGGAGTTGGCGTCTGTAAGAAAACTGATTTCATTGATGGTAGAGAAATCAACGGTGGCAATATGATGATTGGTTTGAAATCGTCTGGATTTCATTGCAATGGATATACGCTGATTAGAAAAGTCTGGGACAACGTAGTGTCAAAAAACAATGTTGTTACTGATAATATTTTGAAAAGCCTCTTAGCACCATCACGAATTTATGTGAGTTCTGTATTAGCAGTAACGAAAAAATATCCAAAAAGAGTTAGGGGCATTGCTCATATCACTGGCGGCGGCAGAGACAATATTCTCAGACTTCTAGGAGAAGGATTTAATCTACGACCAATATGGAGTGACGATTGGAGTCGCCCAGAAGAGTTTGATTGGATTCAAGACAAAGGTGATATCTCAGACGAAGAGATGAAAAGAGTATTCAATGACGGCATTGGAATGATACTGATTGTTGATAAAGATTTTGCAGTAAAAATCATAGAACAATTAACAGAACTTGGAGAATCTCCAGTTATTTGTGGTCGAATTGAGAAGCGACTACCAAAAGGCACGGATGCTATGAGAGGGAAAAACGGTGCGTGAATACGAACTTAGTTCTAATGGCAACGTAAAGAGTATTTTTGTAGACATAGATGGTACCATTTGTACTGGTGTGCAAGACAAAGAAAGACCTTGGAATTATGAAGATGCTATACCTATGATGGACAGAATTGCTGAGATTAATAGACTATATGAACAAGGGCATAATATCACTTACTGGACAGCCCGTGGTACCCAATCAGGTATTGATTGGTACGACACAACTATGGCACAACTACACAAATGGGGAGCAAAACATACAGCCCTCATATGTGGAGATAAACCACATTTTGACCTATATATCTGCGATAAGTCTGTAAATGCTGATAAATATTTTATGGGTCGAGAGTGATATAAATAAAAAGAATTTGTGAGAACCACAAATAGGTGATAGATAGGGATATCTATTAGATTTAAATGATGAAACGGAAGGTAAAAATGAAGAAATATTTCATAGCAACAATTGTTGCGTTAACCCTGGCGACGGCTGGGACTCTTAGTTTTGCCAATGAAAAGAGTGTTGAGGCCGATTTAGGAATCAAGACTCTCACATTTGGTCAAATCGAAGGGGCATATCAGTATAACAACGACCACGATTTTACAACTGGTGGCGGAACTTATGCTGGAGTATCTGTAGAACGAGAGTTATGGGGAACCAATGTCTTTGGCACTCTATCAGGTGAACTTGATGAGGACATAGATATCTCGGCAAGAGATGCTTTTATAGGTGTTGGACTAGGACCAGTTGAGTTCTCAATTGGACGTATGCCTAGCATCGAAAGAAATGTTGCAGATAACACTGTCAATATTTTTGAAGGAGCATATTTTGAAGGTGACCAAAGTTCTGGTCGAGTGGGCAATCAAGCAAAGACAAAATTTTCTTTGGGTGGTGTATCTCTAGTAGGTACCGCTGAAGTTGATAATGACTTTGATAGCCTAGATTCTTGGGGAGCAGGCGCTTCTTATCGAATCGCTGGAATCGGTCTTGTCGGAGCATATGCTAAAGATGACGTTACGGGTGTCAGCACCATTTTAGGTGGTAGCACTTACACTCTGAAAGGGGTTACAATCGGTGGTACTTTTGCACAGGATGAAACCTCTGCAGGTGTTACGACTAACACGTTAAGTTATGTTGCTCAGTATTCACTTGGTCAGAATGACCTTAAAGGTGGGTATCAAAACATCGAAGATGGTACTAATCAGTACATCTTAGAAGTCGCACATAATTTAGATGAAAATGCGTCCGTGTATGTTAACGGCGTACATAATGATGACAACATCCTTACTGTAGGATTTAGACTCTCTTTCTAAAAGAGTTTTTTATTAACCTAAAAGAGGAGGCCCCTTCGGGGGCCGCTTCTTTTTTAGTAACTGCTTCCGCAGCCCTGGCATCCGCCAGAACCGCCTTGTTCTTTGAATACATCAGAAAACACAAAAGATTGTCTCGAATCCGTATTTTCATAATCTACTGTAGCACCTACCATAAACTGCATAGCCACTGGGTCGATATAAAAATTATCTGATATTTTGGTGTCTCGGTCTTCCACTTCATCTACAAACGTCAGACTATGATTCATACCAGAGCATCCGCCTCCATAGACGAATGCTCTAACACCTATCATATTGGATTCCGAACATAGACTCGCAATCTTTTCTTGTGCGGCTTGAGTAACTGTAATGGACATTTAGGCCCCTACGTCAGAATTTTTCTGAAATTCTGGATTAACTTGTACTTCTGGCGGTGCCATTCCTTCTGGTCTGTCAAAATGTCTTAGATTCATACCAGAAAAAATTAAGCAAGTTCTTCCTGCCATTGTGTGAAGTATCGCCGCAGTGCCTGTATCAGGATTTTCTACAACAACAATACCTTCTTCAGGTGATGCCTCGAACGTCATAGAAATATGGACTGCATAATCTTTCGTCATTGCCGAAACCATTGATGTCATAGTTGGAGTACAAAGTACCTGTGTCTGGAACGGCATAGGTGCCGCGTCAGCAGGAGGCCCTGCTATTGAGGGTACAGCGACCATAAGGAGGCCTAGCCCAATTATTATACTTTTCATTAGTATTGTCTCGTGTTGTGGTGGGTTATTGTACGGAGAAACTTGTACCGCATCCGCATTGGGATGTGGCTAAGGGATTGTTGAAAGTGAAGCCTGACTCAAACGCAGAAGCGTTGTAGTTTAATTCCATTCCCATAATATACATTTCAAACATTTGGTCAATCAATAACATATTATCAACAACTATATCGGATAAATCGGGAGCATCCTCAAACTCCCATTCATATCCTAGTCCAGCACAACCACCACCCGTAACAGATAGTCTAACGAATTTTTTATCGTGTTGAACCCTAAGTTCTTCTAATTTGCTTTTAGCATTTTCTAATATTTTAATCATACGTGTACCATTTTTAACATTATACATCCGAGGTTGAAGAAGGGCGGTATTACCTGCCCATCGGCCTTCGCTGCCTCGAAAAATTCAGCGTGTTTCTTATTACAGTCTTGAGCATTCTGGAAAGTTCCAATTATTTCTCCGTGTTCTACTTGTATTGGGACCGACTGCAAGTTTAAATGAATTACTATCAGTAACCATAGCATATATGCCTCCTCACACTAATGTAAATCTGCTGTACCAATTTACTGGAATAGTTTTCAGTATTTGAACTAACGTATCAGTATGGCTAGTTCCTCGCCATTTTGGCTGATTCTTTTTGATTTTAAATTCCTTCGGAGGATTTTCTTTATCAAAATATTGTTTCTGTTTCTGAGGCTGTTGCATCGCTGGATTTCCAGACGCTGGTCCCACACCCTGGCCGTACATTATTATACAAGAAAAAGAATTCTGAAAATGTGCGACAATGGAAAAAGTATTTGTTTCTTGATTGAAATAAATTACTGTAGGTGCCTGAACAACTCGGCCGCCTGGTATTTGTAAAACACCGCCCATTTGAATCATTGGCTTTTCTTTGTATTTACCGTGAATTATACCCATTATAACTTCATTGGGTCCACAGTCAAAGAAACCTGGCCATTTTTGGATTATTGGTGGATTTTGTGGTGGTTTAGTATCTGTTCCGCTACCTTCTTCTTTCTTTTGGGATTCCATTAACTCTTTATCTTGTCGTTCATCGACTCCCATTTCAGGTGGAACTTTAGATGCTTCTGACAACACAGGACTATTCAGCAACATAGTACCGAACACAACTGCAATGCAGAATGTAATAAGTTTTTTCATTTTATTCCCCTTCTAGTATATTTATATCTTAGTTAAGACTACACTGATAGGAAGAGAACACTATCTCCAACTATATATCTATTTATGCGACTACATTTTATAACCAGTTCCAATACTCTTTATAACGGGTTCCAATAGTCCGAAATGACAGGGTTTGTTGTAAAAATGTCACATAATCAAAATTAATAGTAAATATAAGCAAATTTTATCGAAAAAAGGGTTGACAAGGGGCCCAGGATAGAGTATAATAGTATCTATAGTAAGATAAATATTAACAGATTGAGAGGCAAATATGTCAGATTTGACGATTAGAGGAGATGCCACTAGCATCGATGAAACCACTTTTGATTGGTTCAAAGACTTGCTAGCCAATTCATACGCTGGCAAAAATGACTTTGTGAAGGATGTCCTCAGCAGAGCAGAAAAATTTGGTAACGTGACTGCCAAGCAAATATCGGCAGTTCAGAAGGTCGTCAGAAATGACGAGGAATATGCGAGAAAGAACAAAGAACGCCTGGCAAGAATGACGCCGATGAAAGACGGCAAGGGCGAAGTGATTGGAGAAGTAATTTCAATCAAGCAACAGGAGAACCAGTTCAACTATGGCCGCTCTTATGTTTTTAAGATGCTGGTCGAAGATTTCAAAGGGTATCGAGTTTTCGGTACTGTTCCAGGTTTCTTGCTTGACGAAGAAGTTAAGGTAGGAGACTTTGTTAAGTTTAACGCCAAACTAAGGCAGAAAGAATTAGGCTTCGGGTTCTACTCATATCCGCAAAATTCGGTGATAGTCGACCCAGAAGAGGGCAAAGTCACAAGAGAGGCTTTCGCCGCACTGAAGCCAAAACCAAAATCGCAAGACGTTATTGCGAAAGAAGAGGCCGCAGATAAGAAAGCAGAGACAACACGAGAGTTGATGGACTTTCTTTCCGCGTGAATTGATTGATGTTTAAATGGTCGGTGATTATACTACTAATGCTAATATTATTAAATACCTGCGGACACGAACATAGCCGGATTATTGTGGATGAAATATGTACGTGGCGCGGACATTTGTGAGGTAAAAATGAAACCGCTAGGAAATGAAAGACAACATTCTCTTAGCCGAGCCGAGACGATTCGCCAACGAAAAGCGGATAAGGCTAGAGGCAGACAGAATGCGAAAAAAGAGGTTCAGAAAGAACTAGCAGGTATGTCCAGTTTTATCATAGAAGATGACAACGTAAGGAGCGATTCATAATGGAAAATATTTTAAAGGGAAACGTACACGTAAGCGATATGCTGATTTCGTTGGTTCCTGATGATATGCAAGTTCCTATGAAACGATTGGAAATGTCGTTTGGTAACCTGTCCTGGTTGTGTCGTAATTTGCAGATAAATAATAGTAAGCACCCAGATATCAAACAAACGATGGCGAAATTGAATATGTTGCGCCAGCAAATCGCACTTGGCCAGATGACGGTTTCAGGTGATATTGAACAC